CGCCGGGGCGTCGGGCTCCCCGCCGGGCGCGGGCGCGTCCGGCGCGGCATCGCCCAGCAGGCGGTCGAGCGTCGCGCCGTCGAAGCCGATTAGCCCGAGGTCGAACTCATCGGTCCGCAGCGCGCGTAGTTCGGCCGCGAGCAGGCTCTCGTCCCAGGTGGAGTTCAGCGCCAGCTGGTTGTCGGCCAGCCGGAAGGCCCGCGCCTGCGCCTCGGTCAGGTGCCCGAGCCGGATCGCCGGCACCTCCTCGAGGCCGAGCGCCTTGGCGGCGAGCACGCGGCCATGGCCGGCGATCAGCACGCCGGCGTCATCCACCAGCACCGGCACGTTGAAGCCGAACTCCCCGATCGAGGCAGCGAGCTGCGCCACCTGCTCGGTCGGGTGCAGCCGGGCGTTCGCGGCGTAGGGTGCGAGCGCCGCCACAGGCATCATCTCGACGCGGAGATCAGGCAGCATCGGCCGTCACCTCAGCGCGGGCCGCGGCGACGGAATCGTAGTCCCGGCCATCCTCGGCCAGCGTCACCGGAAGGTCTGGATGCAGCATCCGCCACCGCGCGATCGCCAGGTCGACATAGGCCGGCGCGAGCTCAATGGCGCGGACGCGCCGACCCGTGCGCTGGCCGGCGAGGATGGTCGTGCCCGAGCCGCCGAAAGGCTCGAACACGACGTCGCACTCGTCCGTGTAGGCGCGCATCAGGAACTCTGGCAGCGCGACTGGGAACACCGCCGGGTGCTCGGTCTCGATGCCACGACCCTTGTGGCGGGTGATGCGCAGCACGCTGTCCGGGATGCGCATCTCCTGCACCGGCAGGCCGATATGCGTGTAGGCCTTCACCTCGCCGTCGGCGGCCCGCAGCCCGCTGCCCTTGTTCGGCGTGCCGGCCCATTTGCACGGCACGATCTTGTTGGCCTGGCGCGCCTCGCGATTGAAGTGGAAGACCAACTCGAAGGCAGGCGCGAGGCGGCCGTTCCAGTCGCCCGGCAGGCCGGGCCCCTGGTCCCAGGCGTAGAGCCCGAAGCGCCGCCAGCCCTGGCCACGCATCCAGTCCAGCCAGCCCTGCCAATACGGCTGCCATTCCCCCTCGCGATGGATCAGCCCGAGATTCACCAGCACCTGCGCGTCGCGGCGCAGCGCACCGTCGAGATGCTGGAACACGCCCTGCATCAGCGCATCCCAATCCGAGACGCCGCCGGTGGTGTAGTCCCGCTGATTCCCGTAGGGCGGGCTGGTGAACAGCAGCGCCGCGTGATCCGCAGCCATGACGCGCGCGACCGTGGAGCGGTTCGCGCTGTCGCCGCAGGCCAGGCGGTGCTCGCCCAGCAGCCAGATGTCGCCGACCCGCGCGACAGCCTGTCGCGGCGGCTCCGGCTCCGCATCCGCGGGATCCTCTCCCGGCTCCGCGTCGTCCGCGTCCGGCTGGTTGCCAGCAGCCGGCTCGGCACCGCTGGCAACCGCCGGTGCCGGCAGGTTGCCGGCCTCGGTTTCCAGTCCGGCCAGCAGGCGCTCGATCTCCGCGCCGTCGAAGCCGGTCAGCGCCAGGTCGATGCCACCCATCTCCTGCAGCTTCGCGACCTCGGCCGCGAGCAGCGCTTCGTCCCAGCCGGCGTTCAGCGCGATGCGATTGTCCGCCAGCCGGTAAGCGGCCTTCTGCGCATCGGTCAGGCCGGCGCGGACGATCGTCGGCACGGCCTCGAGGCCGAGTGACTGCGCGGCCAGCAGCCGGCCGTGGCCGGCGATGAGCTCGCCGCGCTCGTCCACCAGGACCGGCGCGACGAAGCCGAACTCGAGGATGCTGGCCGCGATCTGCGCCACCTGCTCGGCGGAGTGCGTGCGCGCGTTGCCGGCATAGGGCAGCAGGGCGGCGACCGCGCGCGCCTCGACGGCGCTCGCAGACCATGGGGCCTGGGGCATCTGCACCTGCGTGATTTTGGAATGGTGGCTGGCGCGGCTGGCAACTGCGCGGCGCTGGCAACCTGGAAAACTGGCCTGGCGCTAGGAACCTTGCGCGCTTCCGCCCCCCGCATACAGCGGGGCCAGGAAGGACCCTGCGGCTCGCGAGCCACTGTCTCGATCGCGCGACGCTGTGGCTGGTGAGCCGCGGCGCGGTCGCGCCTTCTCTACGTGTCCTGAGTCTAGCCTCATCGATTTCGGCGCCGCCAGCGGGCCAATTGTAACAGCGTGGCCGGGGCGATGGAGATCGCCCCGGCCACGCCTCTCACGCCGCCTGTGTGCGCGGCGTCAGGCCGAAGTGCATGGCGAGCGTGCCGAGCGTCCCCACCAGGATGCCCTGCCCGACAGGGCCGTGCACTGTCCGTCCCGCCCAGCCCTGGCGCATCGCCCACTCACGGACCGAGAACTCCAGGCCGACGACGAACCATGCGCAGGAGCCGCCTGGGCTGTCGTGCCCACCAAGCGCATCCAGCGCCGCCGCGATACGGCGCCGCGCGTCGATCTGCAGCGTCGAGAGCGTGTCGACACGCATGCCGGGGAGGCGCACGATCTGCGACGTCGACATGCCGTCGAAGCAAGCCGCGCGAAACAGCCCGCGGAAGATCTCGCCCGCTTCGTGCATCTGCGGCGTGATGGTGCCGTTGGCCAACATCTGCCCAAGCGTGTCCACCGCACGGCGATGCTGCGTCGGTGTCCCGGTCTCGGGGTCGGCCGAGCGGATCGGCCCCTCGAAGGTGCCGTGCTGCAGCCGCCACTTGGAGGGCTTCGACAGATCCTCGTGCTTCGACGTCGCGCGCTTTGCCTTGCGCTTACCGGCCATGCTGGTCCCCTCCGTGCCGACGCCCCCAGCGCCGGCTTGCTTCGTTGATGACTGCCTGGCGTAGCCAGGGATCGGCGATGTCCTCCACGGCCAGGGCGGCGACGCCGTGCCGGTGCCAGGCGGCGGCGCGCATGGCGTCGAGGTCCATCGCGGTTGACGGGCTGCGTGCCAGGTCCAGACACGACCGGGGCGGACGCGGCGCATCGGGCAGCCTCATGCCCGACCACCCTGCGGATCGGTTGCCCAGAGCAGCAGCGCCAGAGCGTCGGCCTCATTGTCGTCGGCCGGCGCGAAGCCGCGGGCGCGCATCGCGGCGATGATCGCCGCCTTGTCCGCGTTGCCACGACCGGTGGCGAAGCGCTTGATGGTGCCGACGGGCACGCCCTCGTAGGGGATCTCGTGCTCCTCGCACCACGAGGTCAGCGTCGCCAGGAAGCCGCCGTAGACGTGGGCTGCATCGGTGCCGGCGTGTCGGCGGACTTCCTCGAACACCAAGCGGCCGATGCCGTGGGCGTGCGTGGCGATCTCGACGAGCCAGTCGACGAAGCGGACATAGCGCATGCCACCGCCCTCGAAGCGGCGGGGCTTGAAGGTCTCGACGCCGGAGGTGATCCGGCCGGTGTCGAAGCGCAGGGCCCAGCCGGTGGCGGTGCCCAGATCCAGGGCGAGGATGCCCGGCTTGCGCGGCAGAAAGAGCGCCGGCTCGGGCAGGGCGCCGCTTGCATAGGCCGAGGGCATGGGGAGAGTCACGGGTGCCATGGTGGTCTCCGACAGGAGCTGGTCGTGGTGAGGGCGGCGACGGCGCGGTTCTTGGCGGAGCTCGCCGTCGCTGCCCGGCTGGCGGGGATGGTGCCCATCGGGGGGAGCCCGAGCCCGAACCCGACCGCTCTGGGGATGGTGTGCGCGCGCCGCTGAGGCGCGCACGCACACCCCCCGTAGGGGGGTGGCATTTTGCGGAACTTGCGGAACTTGCCTAACCGATTGATCGGGCGGGATGTTTTGAAGTTCCGCAAGCCAGTTCCGCAAAGCCCGTTTGCGGAACTTGCGGAACTTGGCGAACCCATTGGAATGCTTGGGCAAATCAAGTTCCGCAGGGAAGTTCCGCAGCGCTGCGGAACTTGCGGAACTGCCAAGTTCCGCACGGTGCGGGGGCGTTCCGATCGGGTCGATCATGCTTCGACCTCCGGGTCGTTCAGCACCCAGACCTCGGGGTTCTCGACCGGCAGGACGGCGCTGTTGGTGTCGGACTGGAAGTGGCTGGGCAGCAAGCGAACCAGCCTGGGCGTGATCTCGCCGGTCTCCGGATCCACCGCCTCCTCGCCCGTCGCGAAGAGCATGTCCTGCACCAGCAGATAGCCCTTGGAGGATTTGCTGGCAGGAATGCCGTGCTCCGGGGCCGCGCGCAGGAACTTGATGTAGCCCTTGTTGGCGAGGACGTTGATGCGGCGCGCGATGGTGTCGTTGCCACCCAGGCCGTGGGTATTCTCGAACTGCGCCGCGAAGGCGCCACCCGTGAATACGCGCCCTTCGCGGGCCTCCTGCGCGATGATCTGCAGGATGACGTCGTGGCGACGGCTACGCTCGGCATCGAGGCGGGCGCCGACGTCACGCCGCACGATGCGCTCGCCCTTGCGGTCGAGCTCGACCCAGGCACCGCCTCGCTTGTCGATGAGGAGCGGATTGAGGCCGGGCCCGTTGCGCAGCTCGACATGCAGCTCGCGCGGCGTCTCCTCCTCGTCAGGGCGGAAGAGGATCATGCCGGAGGTGTAGAAGCCGCGCAGCGCGGAGGCGCCGGAGAGCGACAGGAAGGGATCGTCCTTCACCTGTTGCTTGCTGAGCTTTTTCGTGTGGTGGGCGAGGATGATGCCCGCCTCGGGTGCCACCTCGTCGCGCAGCGCCTCGACGCGGCTCTGCAGGAAGAACAGCATCGCCGCGTTATCGTTCTCGCCTTCGCCGCCGGGGCCACCGTCGAACAGGTTGCGGATTGGATCGATGCAGATCACGTCCGGCGGCGCGTCGGGGAAGGCCTGGCGAATGGCGGCAGCCACCAGCGGCACGCCGCGCTCGTTGAGCAGCATGCGCAGCTTGGGGGTGACGACGAGGGTGTCGCGCGCGCGGGCAACGACGGCGCGGTCGAGGCGCAGCTGCTGCATGCGCTCGCGGAGGTAGTGGTACTGGATCTCGGCCTGGAGATAGAACACTCGCAGCGGCCGTGGTGCCGTGAAGCGCAGGAACGGCGCGCCGGCGGCGGCGTGCACCAGCAGGCTGATCAGGAAGTCGGATTTGCCGACCTTCGGTGCGCCGCCGAGCACGAGCATGCCCCCGGGCGTGAGCACGCGCGGCCCGATGAGGTCGTCCGGCATGGGCGAGGTGTCGTCCAGCAGCGCGCCGAGCGTGTGGGCGGGGACGGCTGGTGGTGGTGCGGTGTCGGCGCGCAGCAGCGGCGGCCCGTTGCGATCGACGTGCAGCGCCCAGATTGCGTCGGCCTCGGCCTTGAGGCGATCGAGCGGCCAGGCGGGGCGCAAGCAGGCGGCGTTGTACTGGCAGATCGCCTCCCACCCCTCATCGCCAGTCATGCGACCCTCGTGGACCATGCGGACGAAGTGCCCGATCGCGGCGCTGGCGCCCTGGAAGCGGGTCCAGGCGTCCTGAGCGCCTTCCCGCACTGGCGTGGTCAGGACCGCATCGAGACCGGGATGGTTGGCGCCATGGGCGGCGGGCGCCGCCAGGCCCGGCATGGTGGGCATGGCCGCCACCGCCGCGGCGAAGTCGGGGAGCTCCACCTCGACCCTGGGACGGTGCTCCCGGATCGTGACGCGCCGCTGGACGCCCTGCTTCTGGTGGACAGTGCCGGGCACGCGGATCGGCTGGTGGGCCGATCGGAAGTGCAGGTCACCACTGACTTTCTCTGCAATCTCGCCGCGGAGCGCGCAGACCCGCACCAGGTCCGCCCCCTCGGCCGGCTCGGTGAGCCGCCACCAGACATGCAGCTTGGTGACGCCCTCGGCGGTGCGGCCGCCGCTTTCGACCAGCAGGGTGGGGGCGCCGAGGTGCTGGACGAGATGCGCCAGCTTGGCGGAGATGTCGCCGGCATCGAGATCGACCACCACCGTCTGCATCTGCAGCACATGCTCGGCGCGGGCTTGGCCCTGCTCGGCGACGGTGCCGGGGATGACATAGACGGCGCTGCCTTCGCGCGCGGCCCATGTGGCATAGGCGCTGAGGGATGCGGCGGCGTGCCGATCGGCCGGGACCCAGATGTTATGCGGCTTGGTGTCGAGCCCCTGGCCTTGGTCGACGAAGCCGCGGACCGGAATCAGCCCGTCGCAATAGCCGAACACCACGTCCAGGAAGGCGGCGATCTGCTCGAGGTCCGGCGCGATGGGGCCATCGGCCGCCGACATCGATGACCCAGCGCCGGAAACTCGATCAAGGGCGGTCTGCTCAGCGCCGGGAAGCTCGCTCGCGCTATCCTCCGGCAGTGGCGCGGCATCGTTGAAGTCGCCCCAAGCCGTCATGCAGGCTGCGCCCAACAGCGCTTGGCCCAGGGGCAGAAGCGGCACTCGAAGTGATCGGCCTGGGCGGCAACGCGGGGCAGAAGCTCGCCGGCATCGGTCGCGGCCAGGATGCGTACCGCCCGGTCCGACATGCGCTGCGCCAGCTCGGCGTTGAACGGCACCAGCTCGTGGTGCAGCTCCGCCGTGTCCTTATTGATGGCGGTGAACAGCGCCGGGTTGTCCGCCACGCCCGGGACGCTGGCGTCCATGTAGGCCTGGTAGACCGCGATCTGCGCCGCGTAGATCGGCTTGGCCGCGGCGACGCCCTTGCTGGACGTCTCGCGCCAGGCCTTGGCGTTCATGGTCTTGCATTCCCACAGCGCGGGGAACGCCATGCCGGGGATTGTCGGGCCTCCGGCGAAGACGCCGTCCACATGACCGCGGATGCGACCACCGGCGACCGAGAAGCCGAATTGCTCGCCGCGCTCGCCACCACCGCGGCGGGTGTAGAGATCGAAGCCGGCGGCACGGAGCCAGGCGACTGCGACATCCTCCAGCGCGTGTCCGATCCCGAAGATGCGCAGCAGCCGTCCGTCGAAGTCGGCGCCCTCGTCCTTCGGGGCCTGCACGAACTCGAACTGCAGCGCGCGCTCGCAGGCATGGCCGAGGCGCGAGCCGCCCAGGTAGTTGCGCGGCGGCGACGCCTGATTGGCCGCGACAAGCGCCGCGTCGATGGCGGCATTCACATGCGCGGAGGTCTGGCTGCGGCTGTTGAAGTCGAGCATCAGAAGGGCACCTCCGCCGCCATGTCCTGACGCGCGATCGCCTGCATCGCCTCCTGGAAGCCGCCGACGGCGACCTCGATCAGCGTCAGCACCTGCGCCTCGCTCAGCTCCTGGAAGCGGGTGCCCCAGCCGATCTCGGCCATCGTCTCCGCGACGCGGCGCATGGCCGCGCGCATCGCGGCCTTCTCCTGCTCGGTGAGGTCAACCATGGCGGACGACCTCCCCGCCAAGCGCGACCAGAAGCCCTGGCAGGCGATGCAGCAGAAGGAGACCGAGGGCCGCGGCTTCTTCCGCGGCGCCGGGTCGAACCAGCCAAAGCCACGCGCCGGGCGGGAGCAGACGGCGCAGGGCGGTTCCGGGGACCGGGCCATCGATCATGCGGCCTGCCCGAGCGCCGCGGGCTGGGCGCTGCGCACGAGATGCTGGATGGCCTGGCGGTTGAACTTGAAGGTCAGCAGCGCCGAGGCCTGGTACCGGGTCATGCCGAGATCGGCCCGTGCCGCCGGGGGCAGATGGATCAGCTGGCGTTCGGTCGGCGGCTCCCGCAGCCAGCGCCGGCTCTTGTGGGCGCTCTCGTCCGTCTCGTAGGTGTTCAGCCAGTCATCCGCCGCGGCCAGCGCCACCAGCCTCTCGCCAATCGACAGCAGGCGGGGCCGCTCCTCCTTCGCCCCGCCGACCGCGTGCCAGGCTCCGTTCAAGAAGAAGACGCCCGCCCAGCCGTTGAATCCATTGGCCAGCAGCGCCGCATCATCGCCGAACAGGTCGCACCACTCGAAAGCCGAGCGCCGGAGGAGATCGATCTCCGTCATGACGAAGTCGGAAAGCGGCGTCGCCTCCCGCCCGCGGGGCTCGAAGGCGTGGCCGCAGATTGGGCATTCCATCACCGCGATCGGCACCTCGGCCTCGCAGGACGGGCAGGTCTTGGTCGGCGGCTCGCCCTCGCCGGGCTGGCTGTCGAGATCGACGTCCTGCTCCAGGCAGCCGTGGATCTGCGAGGATGTGCCAAAATCGAGGATGATGCAGTCGCGCTTGACGATGCCGGGATGCTCGGTGGGATCCACGGTGCGCAGCCCGCGGCCGACCATCTGGATCATCGTGCACTTGAAGGAGCTTGGCCGCAGCAGGATGACGCAGGAGGTCGGCGGGTGGTCCCAGCCCTCCGTGAGCACCGCGACATTCACGACGATGTGCGCCTCGCCCCGGGCATAGGCGGCCAGGACGGAGCGCCGCTCCCCCTCCGGCATGTCGCCGGTCACGATGACGGTGGGGATGCCGGCCGCATTGAAGGCCGCGGCGACGTGCTCCGCGTGTGCGATGGTGGAGCAGAAGGCCACAGTCTGGCGGCCGCCAGCTTTTTCCTGCCAGTGCTTCACCACCGCATCGGTGACCGGCACCGTGTCCATGACGCGGGCGACCTCGCCCATGTCGAAGTCATCGCCGCTGCGGCGCACCGCGCGCAGCTCGTCCTGCACACCGACATCGATGATGAAGGTGCGAGGCGGCACGAGGTGGCCGGAGGCGATCAGCTCGCCGAGCCGGATCTGGTCCGCGACGTTCGAGAAGACCTGGCGCAGCCCGACCTTGTCGCCGCGGTTCGGCGTGGCGGTGACGCCGTAGATCCAGCAGTCGGGGTTGCGGTCGAGGGCGCGATCGATGATGCGGCGATAGCTGTCCGCGACGGCGTGATGCGCCTCATCGATCACCAGCAGGTCCAGCGCGGGCATCGCCTCGAGGTTCGCCTGGCGGGTCAGGGTCGGCACCATGGCGAAGGTGACCTGGCCGCCCCAGGACTTCTGGCCGGCATCCACCACCGAGGTGGCGATGCCAGGATTCACGCGACGGAACTTTGCCAGGTTCTGAGCCGTTAGCTCATCCCGATGCGCCAGCACCGCGGCCTTCGCGGCGCTGCCGCCGATATGCTCGCCCACCGCCGCCGACAGCATGATCGTCTTGCCGGCGCCGGTCGGGGCGACGCCGAGAGTGTTGCCGTGCTGGCCGAGCGCACGAAGGCTGCGCTCGACGAAGAGCTTCTGGCGGGGGCGGAGCAGCATGCTGGTGCGGCCCTCCCTCAGCGCGCCCAGGCGGGACGCGGGTCGGCGCCGGCCGCGGCGGGCTGCGGCGCCGCGGCAGGGAAGGCGCCCTGCTGGATGGGCGGCGCGGCGGGCGGCGCGTAGGCCTGGGCGGGCGGTGCATAACCCGCTGGCGCCACATGCCGCCCCATCAGCTGGGCGTAGTCCCGATGGTCTGGCGTCACCGCCATGCGGATTTCGTTCTTGGTCTCGCCGCCAGCATCGGTGCCGTGCTCGATCCTCGCCACGAACTCGAGGCCATCGAGATCCGCGAAGCCACCGATGCGGCGCGCCGCCTGCGCCTGGGGCGAGACATCCTTGTCGGAGATGCCGCGGGCGGAGTTCAGCATCCCGCGCAGGAAGCTGCGGCCCATCCCCGCCCATTCCGGCCCCTTCGGGCTGTAGAGCCCGATCAGCGTGAAGATCTTCCGCTTGGCGTAGGGCCCCTCCAGCACGGTGAACTCGCCATTGAGATAGACGGCGCCGGTGCTGCCGCGCGTCGCGTAGCCGCCGGTCCAGCCCTGGCTCGGATCGTCGAAGCCGCCGGGGCGGATGGTGAGGCGGACCTTCGCCAGCGTCCCCTTGGGGATCAGGTTCGGGTTGGACTGGGCGTCGTTGTAGTCGTTCCAGGCAGCCATGGTGCTTCTGCTCCGATCAGGTGTTGGGGGTGGCGGCGGGCAGCGCGATCGACGGCGCGCCGTGCGCGGCGATCGGCGGCGATGGGCTGCGGATTTTCTGGAAGAGCTGACCGAGATGCGGCGGCTCCAGCATGTCGAGCCGGCCGCTGCGATCCTTCGCGGGGTAGCCCCAGGGGTTCAGCGTCTGGCAGACCAGACCGCGGAAGGATGCGAGCGCAGGCTGGCCGGGCGCGGCGTCCGGCTTGATCTCGGCCAGCGTCATCACCTGGTCGACGATGCCGGGCAGCTCGAGGCCGGTCTTGCTGCCGTCGATCTGCGGCACGAAGACGCGGCGATTGAAGTCGTCGAGTTTCTCGTCGAGGATTCCGACGAAGATCACGTTGCGCCCGCGCGCATGCTGCAGGTGCGTGAGCCAGGCGATCATCTCGCGGCCATGCAGCCCATAGGCGCCGCGGATGTCGGGCTTGCCGGTCTTCTCGGAATGCGCCTCGGGCTGACCGCGGCACCACTGGAAGCAGAGCCGGCCGGCGACCGTGATGCTGTCCACGAAGATCGTGGCGAAGCCGTCCATGCGCGCCGGATCGCCATAGGCCTGCAGGACGCGCGCATACTGCGCGGCGGAATAGGGCTGGTCGTCGCGCAGCGCGGGGTTGGGGCCGGCCAGGAACAGCGCGAGGTCGCGGCATTCCTCCCAGGTGCGCGGGCGGATCGACGCGCCACGCCAGTGCTGCACGGCGAGGTCGCCCGCCTCCAGGTCGATGAACAGCGTGCTGCCTTCATCGAGCGTCAGCAGGAGGTAGGTCTTGCCGATGCCGCTCTTGCCGAAGATCACGGCCTTGATGCCGCGCGCCTCAGCCTGCCGCTCGTCGGCGGTGATGATGCGCAGCGCCATCAGCGGCCTCCCCGCAGCGGGATGACGCCGGCCCCATGCGGGCTGTCGCGCAGCGCCGTCTCGGACGTGATGGCCAGGCGATAGGTGGCGCGGCCCGTGCGGACCGTGCGGGCCGGCTCGAAGGCCTGCCGGATGCGATCGGGCCAGGCGGTGTAGGCCCGCTCGGAGACCTTGAAGCTGACCTCGACGTACTGGCCCGGATCCTCGCCGCCGGCGCGGATCTGCTCCGCCAGCGCGGCAAGCCGCGCCTGGTCCCATTCCACCTTCTTCGGCAGGTCGACCGCGATCTCCACGGTGCCGTCCTGAAAGCGGACCGTGCCGGTGCCCTTGCCGGCAGCGGCACGGGCGCCGATGGCGCGCTGCTCGTAGCGGAGCGCGATCGCGGCCTCGATCCAGTCCTGCATGCGCTTGGCGGCATCCAGCGCCTCGCGCGCATCGGTCTGCAGGAGCGCCAGATGCTCGGCGGGCAGCGCCATGACGTCGCTCACCGGCATGTGGCGCAGCGCGTCGAGGCTGGGGCGGTTGGTGCGGAGCGCGTCCATCACGCGGCCTCCGCGAGCAGCATCGGCAGGATGGCCGAGGCGGTACGGCGCGGGCGGCGGCGGGCGACGAGGATGTAGGCGTAGTCCTCATAGCCGTAGCGGCGCTGCACGATGTCGGCGAGGCCGAGCTCGGCCAGCTTCCAGGCACGGGCCGCCAGGCGCTGGAGCGCGGTGCGCTCGTTCTCGGGCAGGCACTGCAACTGCGGGCAGACCTGCCGGGCGAGCGCGCCACGGTGGTAGGTGATGCTGTCGCCGGGGGCCGCGGCGCCCAGCCAGGTGCAGAGCGAAGCCTCGGTGAGAGGCGTCACCACTGCGCGGATGTCGGTGATGCTGGTGTCCATGACCATGATTACCGAGGCTGCGGGGGTTCTGTTTCAGGCCGCCGGGGCGATGCCGGCGGCGCGCAGCCGCAGTCGCATCTCGCGCACGCGCCGGAACGCCGTGGTGCGCGACAGGCCGGCGTGGCGGGCGGGATCGACGTTGCCACGCGCGAGGGCGGCGCAGAGGGGCGCATCCTCCTCCGTCAGCACGTCGGCGATCCGCTCGAGGTCCAGCCGGCGATTCACGTCCGCGAAGGCGTCGGTCTGCTGGCCCATCCACGCGCCGTAGCCGTCCGCCTCCGACAGCACGGCGCCGACCGTGGCGCCGCCGTCCGGCAACGGGTCGTCCAGGGAAGTGGGGTGATGAAGTGTCCGGTACCGCTGGGTGCGATGCGCCAGCAGGGCGGCATGGTGCCGGAAGCAGGTGAGCGCGAAGGCGCCGAGGTCTCCCAGGTCCGAGTTGAAGCCGGGCAGGCGGGAGAGCAGATCGGTCAGGAGGTCCTGGGCGAAATCCTCGGCGTCATGCGCGGGCAGCCCGAGGCGGCGGCACAGGCCGCGCGCCATGCGCTCGGCCATGCGGTGCAGAGGTTCGAATTCGGAGAAGGTGAGCGAGGGCATCTGCGGCTCCGGCTGGCGGTGATGGCCAGCGGAAGGTGCCGCGGATGCTTTCCGACAGGTGTCGGACAGACGTCTGCAAGATGTCGGATCGGCGCTGCTACTTCACGAGGACGGACAGTGGCGGGCAAGCGATGGAGTAGCCCAGCGTGTTGTTCGTCGTGATGAGGCCGGCCACGCGGGGAGTGTCGCCGAAATGCTCCCTGAGTTGGCCGCGAAGCTCGTTCGCCAGCTTGCGAACCGCGTCGGGTGAGGTGTTCGCCGAGAAAAGCAACGCATGTAGCACCGACGGATGCACAACCGGCCGACCATCTCGATGAGCATCCGCGAGTGCTCTCAGGAGCTGAAACGGCTTCGCGCGGATGGAGGCCTCTCGATCATCAAGCCGAACGGTCTGCGTGGCGGCCGTCAACACCAACTCGTACCGGCCGGCGCGCCCATCTGGCAGTCGGGCGACGTCCAGTGCCAGGGGGAGATCACCCACTGGCGGCAGAAGGGCGTGGATCGGCTGAACATGATGGATGTTCTGTTCGGCCAGGTTGCCGCGCATCAGCGTGGGCAGTTCTGGCCCGACCAGGATGACTGTGCCTTCCTTGTGGGCGAGGCGAATCGCGCCGACCAGCCCTGGCTGTCGGATGCCAATGCGGGTGGGTGCGGCCACGATGATCCGCCCGTCCGCAAGCATGCCGAGGCTCCACAGCCCTGGCGCGATCTGGTCCGGACGGCCCAATCCCATGGCCTCAGCCACGCCTTCCATGAAGGCCGACAGGACCACGTTGAAGCTGCGCACATCGTCCGCGGGCAGGCGCTCATCCCTTCGGCGATCGCCGGCGCATTTGGCGGTGGCGACATCGCCGTCCCACACGATTGCACGTTCATCAGCGCCGCAGTCGCAGTCGTCGCAGACAGCCCAGGACGCCTCGCGCCCACGATGCACGAGGATGCCGAGCTGGATGAGGCGCTCGAAGGCAGCCTCCTCCTCCGCACCATACTGCCGGCCGAGCATGACGACCGGCTCGCCGGCCTCACTCAGCCGCCAGAGCTGGTACGATAGGCCGCCGGTCATTCGTCAGCGCGTTCAGCTTGAGCAATGCCATGACCAGCTTCTTGTGCCGGACCCTGGGAAAGGTGACCGATCCGGGCGGCTTGACCGTGACGCTGATCGTCGGCGCGCGGCCGCTCGGTGTCTTCAGAACGATGCGCGCGATGATGTGGTCGAGGCGCCACGCATTGTCGCCGTAGCTGATGTCAGCCCGGCTCTCATGCAGACGGCGCAGCGCGCTGCCCTCGGAGTCCTTCACCCGCACCGAGAACAGGGTCTTCTCGCGGCCGGTCCGGACATTGGTGGCGACGCGGTTGGCCTGCGCTTCCGTGATCTCGACCCGCTCGATCTGGTCCAGGTCGCCGATGCGGAAGGCGAAGGTGCCATGCGACTTCTCTGCCGGGGCCAGCGTGTAGAGGTTCTGCGAGCTGGCGGCCTTGAACGCGCCGGGGCGCCCGAGAATCTCGGCGGCGAATGCTTCTGCCAGGTCGGCACGGCGCTTCTTCGCGCAGCCCCAGACCGTGAGCCGCCCCGTCGCCTCGACGAAGGAGATCACCGCGGTGTCGACTTCCTGGAAGCCGATGACCTCGTCCTCGTCGCCGCGAATGACCTCGGTCGAAACCGGCGGCGCCCCATGGCGGACTGCGATGCACAGCTCGCCATCATCGACATAGTCGCGGACGCGGCAGAACTTCCCGCGTAGGTCGGCCGCGAAGATGCCGGACGTGCGGACGCGCAGCGCTTCGAGCGTCTCCTTGGTCACGCTGGCCGCAAGCCCATCCTCACCGGCATCGAACTCGGTGACGCTGGGCGGCGCGATGAAGACGGAGGTGTGCTCCGCCTCCCTGAACACGTCCGGGAACTCGACGAAGGCGACGAGGGCGTAGTCGCGCGGCGTCGCGGTTGGACACTCCGCCGGGTCGATGATCACGACCCCCTGACGCTCCGCCTCCTCCTGCAGCAGTCGCATCCCGGTCGGGCTGTCGAGGCGGACGATGCGATGGAGGTCCTGGATCAGGCCCTCCGGGTAGGAGTCCTTCGAGCCGAGCAAGTACTCGGTGATCCGCTTCCGCCCCTCCACCTCATCGGCGAGCAGAGCTTCCAGGTCGAGGCCCTTGATGCCTGCTCGGTGCGCCGTGAGCAGCTTACCCAGAACTTCCCAGTCCACGGTCTTGAGGAACCGCTGGTTGGCGAACTTGGTGAAGTCCTTCTGCACGTGACGTCCCTGTAATGTGGAACGTATCAGGTACATGATTCGGCATGCCGCTGTCGAATCTAATCTGCAGCTCGGCGGTGAAACACCCCGGCGGCAGCCCCGGTAATCATGGGGATGGCGCCCCCATCCAAGCCCGCCGGCAACGCCCGCCTCCCACCGCACCTCCGGGAGGTCTGTTCCATCCTGGCGCGCGGTCTGGTGCGGCTGCGCAGCCGCGCTGCCGAAGACGATGCGCGGGATGCCGAGATAGCTCGGGGCGCGGGAGACGTTCGCCTACACTCCACCGCCCACCAGCGCCTGCATGCGAACCCCAACAGGAAGGGACTCGCATGACCAGACGATCCACTACCGCGCCCGCGCCGGCGCCCACCATCCCGAAGATCCCGCCGACGCAGGTGCTGGGGCGGCTCGCCGCGCTGCAGACAGCGCCCACCGCGGACCTGAAACAGCAGTGGTGGGAGCTCTTCGGCAAGGAGCCGCCGCCCTGGAACCGCGCCTACATCCAGAGCCGGCTGGCGTATCGGATCCAGGAGCTCGCCTATGGCGGGCTGAAGCCCGAGACCGTCGATCGCCTGGTGGCGCTGGGCGAGCAGTTGGACGGCGGCAACGTGGTGCTGCGCCGTATCCGCGCCGACAGCCGCCCGCTGGCCGGCACCCGCCTCATTCGGGAATGGCAGGGCGTGCAGCACGTGGTCACCGTCCGTGCCGATGACTTCGAATACGAGGGCCGGCCGTATCGGTCTCTATCGGCCATCGCGCGGCACATCACTGGCACGCGCTGGAACGGCTGGACCTTCTTCGGCCTGCGCCAGCCAGGCGGTGGCGCATGAAGGCGCGCGCCGCCACCGCGGCGATGCCCTCCAGCACGAAGAAGCTGCGCTGCGCGGTCTACGCGCGGAAGAGCACCGACGAGGGCTTGGACAAAGAGTTCAACACCCTCGACGCGCAGCGCGACGCCTGCGAGGCGTACATCGCCAGCCAACGCGCGGAGGGCTGGGTTCTGATGCGCGATCGCTACGACGACGGCGGCTTCTCCGGCGGCACGCTGGAGCGACCCGCGTTGCAACGCCTGCTGCGCGATATCCGGGCCGACCTGGTCGATGTGATCGTGGTCTACAAGATTGATCGCCTCAGCCGCTCGCTGATGGACTTCGCTAAGCTGGTCGAGGTGATGGACGCGCATGGCGTCACCTTCGTGTCCGTGACGCAGAGCTTCAACACGACCACCAGCATGGGACGGCTGACGCTCAACATCCTGCTCAGCTTTGCGCAGTTCGAGCGCGAGGTGATCGGCGAGCGTATCCGCGACAAATTCGCAGCGTCGCGGGCGCGAGGGATGTGGATGGGGGGCAAGGTGCCGCTCGGCTACGACGTCGTAGCCCGCAAGCTGGTGGTGAACGAGGAGGAGGCCCCACGCGTCCGCCGCGTGTTCGAGATCTTCGCCGAGACCGGGTCGGGCATCGAGACGGTGGCCCGCCTTCGGGCCGAGGGCGCCACGAGCAAGTCCGGGCGACCGCTCGACAAGGGTGATGTCTACAAGCTGCTGAACAATCGGACCTACGTCGGGGAGGCCTCGCACAAGGGGCAGGTCTATCCCGGCGAGCACCACGGCATCGTGCCGCGGGAACTCTGGGATCGCGCACATGCCATCCTGCAGATCAGCCCACGGGTCCGCGCGAACCAGAACCGGGCCCATACGTCGGCGCTGCTGAAGGGGCTGATCTTCGGGGTGGACGGACGTGCGCTGTCGCCCACCCACGCCCGGAAGAACGGCCGGCTCTATCGCTACTACGTGGCGCAGCGCGTACTGAAGGGCGACGCCGCTGGCGACGACGGTATCGTCCGCCGGGTATCGGCGGCGGAGATCGAGACCGCGGTCGTGGACCAGGTGAGGGCGCTGCTGCGGCAGCCCGAGATCGTGGTCGGCACATGGCGCGCGGCGCGCGGGGAGGCACCCGACCTGACCGAGGGCGAGACCCACGATGCGCTGCATCGGCTCGACCCGCTTTGGGAACATCTATTCCCGGCGGAGCAGGCGCGCATTGTGCGTTCGCTGGTGGAGCGGGTGGTGGTCGGCCCGGCGGGCGCGGACATTCGGCTGCGGCTGGACGGGCTCGGCAGCCTCGTCCGCGATCTGACCGCTATTCGGCCCGATGCGCTGAGGGCCGCGGCATGACTGCCGCCACCAGCATCACGGTCAGGGTGCCGCTGGAGATTCGCCACCGGCGGGGGCGAAAGACCGTCGTGACGCCGATGGCAGATGGCGCGGCGCCGGTCACGACAAGGGCCGATCCGGCGCTGGTGAAGGCTTTGGCCAGGGCTTTCCGCTATCAGCGGATGCTGGAGGAGGGGCGCTACGCCTCGATCACCGAGATGGCTGCGGCAGAGCGAATCGAGCGGGGGTACCTGGGCTCCCTGCTGCGCCTGACCCTCCTGGCGCCCGACCTCGTAACCAACGCCCTCGATGGGCGGCAATCGCCCTCGGTAGCCCTGGCCGCCCTATTGGAACCATTTCCGCTATGCTGGCGCAGCCAGGGCGAATTGTTCGGCAATGACGGGTCGGGAAAGTAACGGCCGCGGCCACATGGCCATTATGCGAGGGCGAAGTCCGTGGCATCTTCGGGGCGTGACAGGCCCCGTGATCGACAACCCGATTCTCAACAGCCCCTTCGCGGAGCCATCCCGCCATTGGGAGCTCGACGAGAGCGGCATCCCCACCGGCACCCCGGCGCTCGGCCGGCGGCGCAGCGAGTTTATCGTCCCTGTCCCCCCGCCGAAGCACAAGGTGAAGGCCCAGGCCACCCTCGACCTAGAGGATGAGTACGGGAAGCGCCAGCCGAACGACTACATCAATGAAATCAGGGCCAAAGTCGCCCAATGGCGCTCCCTCGGCGAGCAGGGCCTGCGTCCCGTCACGCCCGTCACGGCCCGCCTGCTGCGCCACTGGCGGGAACAGGGCCGGGCCCGCCCGCTCTTCTTCTGCCAGGTCGAGGCGGTGGAGACCGCGATCTGGCTGACCGAAGTCGCCCCCCGCGCCGAGACCGAGCGCCTGCGCACCCTCAATTCGGAGGCCAATCCCGACCTCCTCCGCATCGCCTTCAAGCTGGCGACCGGCGCCGGCAAGACCACCGTCATGGGCATGCTGATCGCCTGGCAGACCCTCAACGCCGCCCGCACGCGCAATTCGACCCGCTTTACGGACGCCTTCCTGATCGTGGCCCCCGGCCTGACGGTGAGGGACCGCCTGCGCGTGCTCCACCCGTCCGACCCGTCCAACATCTACGCCGCCCTCGACATCGTGCCGCGGGAGCTGCGCGACGACCTCCAGCGCGCCCGGATCGTCATCACCAACTTCCACGCCTTCAAGAAGCGCGAAACGCTCGAGGCGCCGAAGCTGGCGAAGGAGATCCTGGCCGGCCGCACCGGGAAGGTCGAGCGCCCCGAAACTGATGGCCAGATGGCGCAGCGCATCTGTAAGGACCTGCTCGGCCGCAAGCGCATCATCGTCATCAACGACGAAGCCCACCACTGCTATCGCCAGAAGGTGGGCGCAGCGGATGACGCCAGCGCGAAGCTCGACGCTGAAGGCAAGGCCGAGGCCAAGAAGAACAACGCCGCTGCCCGCCTCTGGATCAGCGGGATCGAGGCTCTGCAACGCGTCGTCGGCCAGCCCGTCCTGGTCTACGACCTCTCCGCCACGCCCTTCTTCCTGCGCGGCTCGGGCTACCCCGAGGGTACGCTATTCCCCTGGGTTGTCTCCGACTTCTCCCTGATCGACGCCATCGAATGCGGCATCGTCAAGGTGCCCCGCGTGCCGGTGCAGGATCTGCCGGGTGCCGAAGAGCCGGTCTATCGGCACGTCTATCGCTACATCCAGGAACATTCGGATGTGAAGCTGCCCAAGGCTGGCCGGGCCAAGCAGGGCAAGCCGCTCACGCCGGACCAGCTTCCCTCCCAGCTCACCGGCGCGCTCCAGGCGCTGTATGGCCACTATCGCCAGGTGTTCGAGAACTGGGCCAGCCGCGCCGGCAGCACACCGCCGGTCTTCATCGTGGTCTGCAACAACACAGCCACCTCGAAGCTCGTGCACGACTGGATCGCCGGCTACGAGCGCATCGAGACCGACGCCGAGGGTGCCGAGCGCCGCGTCATTGTGCCTGGCAACCTGCCGCTCTTTTCCAACGTCACCCAGGCCGGCATCGGCCAGAGCAGCATGGTCGAGCGCCCAGTCACCATCCTCATCGACAGTGAGGAACTCGAATCCGGCGAGGCGCTGTCGGACAACTTCCGCAAGCTGGCCGGCCCGGAGATTGACGCCTTCAAGCGCGAACTCCGCGCCCGCGGCCGCCATGCGGAGGCTGAGACCGTCACCGACAGCGACCTGCTGCGCGAGGTCATGAACACCGTCGGCCAGCCCGGCCGGCTGGGCGAGCCGATCCGATGCAGTCCGCGTCCGTCGGCCGCGAGAAGGGCGAGGGCGCTGCCAGTTGGTTTCCTGTAGAAGTTGAAGGCACGACCTATCTGCCGACCGACAGGTCTCGATGGAAAACCAATGAGGCAGGCATGGAACGCCTCAAGCTTTCCCGTCGCCTCATCCCGCAAGACACCACGATCAGGTTCATGCGGTTTCCGGAGGATTTTCCTGCTTCTCCGATTACGAACGTCTGGGACGACACGGCTGGAGCTACTGACAAAGTCTACGTTGTTCAGACGGCAACGAAGATCATTCAACGCTGCATGCTCATGACCACCGATCCCGGCGACCTCGTCCTCGACCCCACCTGCGGCTCCGGCACCACCGCCTTCGTCGCCGAGCAATGGGGTCGCCGCTGGATCACCACTGACACCTCACGCGTTGCCCTGGCGCTGGCCCGCACGCGCCTCATGGCCGGCCGCTTCCCTGCCTACCTGCTGCGCGACAGCCGTGAGGGCGCGGCGAAGGAGGGCGAGATCACTGGCCGTCCGCCCGAGGAAGGCCCGTTCCGCCACGACATCCGCCAGGGCCTGGTGCTGGAGCGCGTGCCGCACGTCACGCTGAAATCCATCGCCAACAACGCCGAGATCGACGTCATCCACGCCAACTGGGCGCCAAAGATCGAGGCCGCGCTTGCCGCCCTCAACACCGCCCTCGGGACGCAGCACGCCGAATGGCAGGTCCCCCGCAGCCTGCCCGAAGACGCAAAACCGGCGGCGCAGGAGGCGCATGCGGCCTTCTGGGCCGCCCGCCGCGCCCGGCAGGCGGAGATGGACGCCTCCATCGCTCGCAATGCCGAGACCGAGTTCCTGCACGACCGGCCCTACGCGAAGAAGAACGCCGTCCGCGTCACGGGTCCCTTCACGGTCGAGAGCCTCTCGCCCCACCGCGTCCTGCCAGCGGATGAGGAAGACCAGGCCGTGATGGAGGCGCTCGCGCAGGAAGCGGGCGAGCCCGTGCCCGAACGCCGCCCGCTCCGCACCCGGCCGGACGCTGGCGATGACTTCGTGACCGCCGTGCTGGACAACCTGCAGAAGGCCGGCGTGCAGAACACGAAGAAGGGTGAGCGCCTGACCTTCGCCACGCTGCGCCCCTGGCCTGGCGGCAGCCGAGTCTCGGCCGAGGGCGAATACGAGGAAGCGGGCGTGAAGAAACGCGCCGCCATCGTCATCGGCCCCGAATACGGCACCGTCGGCCCGGACCTGGTGCGCGAGGCCGCGCGCGAATGCCGCGACTGGGCGGATGCCATGGTCGTGTGCGGCTTCGCCTTCGATCCCCAGGTGGGCGACAGCACCATGAACCTCGGGCGGCTCGTGGTGCTGAAAGCGCGCATGAGCCAGGAGCTGCGCGCCGCCGAAGCCTACAAGGCCGGCGGCGGCAACCTGTTCGTGGTGTTCGGCGAGCCGGATATCGCGCTCGACCAGGCCGATGGTGCATGCGTCGTGCGCCTGAAGGGGGTGGACATCTTCGACCCCACCACGGGCGAGGTCCGCTCCTCCGGCCGGGTCGAGGATGACGTGGCCTGCTGGTTCGTGGACACGGACTACGATGGCGACAGCTTCTTCGTCCGCCACGCCTACTTCCTCGGCGGCAAGGACCCCTTCGAGAAGCTGAAGACCGCGCTGAAGGCCGAAATCGACGAGGACGCCTGGGCCAGCCTCTACCGGACGGAAAGCCGTCCCTTTGTGAAGCCGAAGTCGGGCCGGATCGCGGTGAAGGTGATCAACCACTACGGCGACGAGGCGATGCGGGTGTTCAAGATCTGACGATGACGATCCTCGTGGCCCGCAGGTTCTCTGCCGGATTCGCCCCTGTGTCGCTTGCTTCCGTTTGCGAAGGGCTGCCTGACCGGCAGCGCAGCGGGCGAGGCTCGCGCGGTCGGCGCTGTTACAATTCCTGCCATTGAGAGGTCACGAACGGTGCGCCTAGGCTCGCAAGCCGACACGCCGTCTGGCTCGGATGGCCCCCGGCCATGTTAAGTGGCATGGAGGTCGCATTCCGGACCAAGACGCTGCGGAGTCTGTGCGAGAACGAGGAGCTTATGGAGGAGAGATTCGGTCCGGAGATAACCAAGGCGCTGATGCGGCGCTTGGCCGATCTGCGTGCATCGACCTCCCTCTCCGACCTAGTCCTTGGCGACCCTCGGGACGTTCCAGGGACCAATGGTCGGTCCAAGACGATTGAGATCGCGTCCGGCCACCGTCTGGTCATTCGTGCCAACCATGCGAAGAACCCCACGTTGACTGACGGTACAACTGATTGGCGAAGGGTCAGCCACGTTCAGGTTATGTCGATCGAGGTACCCCATGCCTGAATCTGGGACGTTTGAGCCGAACTGGGTCTCGCCACCTGGCGATACGATCGCGGAGTTGCTGGCCCACCGATCGCTATCTCTCGTCGATTTTGCGGAGCGCATCGGCACGCCGGTCGCTACGGCCGACGAACTGGCACGGGGTCTTGTTCAAATAGATCGGCCGCTGGCGGAGCGCCTCGAGCGCGCACTTGGTCCATCCGCAACGTTCTGGATCAACCGTGAGGCCCAGTACCGTGCCGACATAGCTAGGCTTGGCTCTCGCGCGACTACGGCTGCAGACAAGGCATGGGTACAGGGGCTACCGACACGCGATATGGTTGCGTTCGGATGGATCCGCGCCACAGAGACGTTTGCTGAGAAGCTGGCGGAATGCCTCCGGTTCTTCGCGGTGCCGAACGTCGATGCTTGGCATCGGCAGTATGGCGGGGCGGCTGCAGTCGCGGCTTTTCGCATGTCATCCGCGTTCGAGTCCCGCCCGGGTGCGGTCAGCACTTGGCTCCGTTGGGCAGAGATTGTCAGCGGCCGCGCCGAATGTCGCCCATGGGCACCTGAGAAGTTCCGCGCCAAGCTAGACGAAATCAGGCGCATGACGTGGGTCAAGGATCCCGCGGTTTTCCTTCCGAAGCTGCGGAAGATCTGCGCTGATTGCGGCGTTGCCGTTGTTGTCGCCCGAACTCCAAGCGGCTGCCCGGCAAGCGGGGCAACCCGCTTCTTGACGCCTGACAAGGCGTTGATGGTTCTGAGCTTTCGCTATCGGACCGACGACCAGTTTTGGTTCACCTTTTTTCATGAGGCCGGTCACCTGCTTCTGCACGGAAAGGACGCTCTTTTCCTGGAGGACGGGAGCGACGTCACCTCACCGGAGGAGGCTGAAGCGAATGAGTTCGCCGCGCGGCTGCTAATCCCCGATGCACTCCTGACCGAGTTCCGTGCGCTCCGCCCGTTGCCGAAGGATATCTTCGATTTCGCGCGGAGAGCAGAGGTCGCGCCAGGTATGATCGTGGGCCAGTTACAGCATCACAATCGCTTGGGGAAGGATCGATTGAATTACCTAAAGAGGCGATACTCTTGGGATGCAATCCTCTCCGATAGCGCTACCCCCTGAACGAGATAAATTTCCCTGGGCTTTTTTGCCAATTACAAATGGCATCCTCAAGCGTTTGCATACCTACTTGCAGGTGATCGTCTAGGGTCAGCAAGCTCTGGTCGAGAATTTTCCCGCTGAGTGCGGAGTGTACATTACCGGTGAATAGTAGCCGAGCACCACGCAGTGGCCCAGTGGCCTCACCCAGATAGGCTGATCCTGGGTCGATAGGCGCGATCCCAAGCTTACCCAACATCGTGAGGTAATCGAACTTCGCCAGCCTGCCGAAGCGGCGGACTGCATTCATTTGAACATACAGATGATTGAAGACTTCCTTCGGATTCTGTCCGACCAGCTTGTGGGCGTCTCTGATTAGATCCTGGTGGGTGCGTGGTGGCCGAACCCATTGAACGTAAGAATCGAACACAGCCGCGGTTCCGGCTGCCGACGACGCCTTCAGGCTCTCATACTTTCGGTGATTGCTGAACCGGCGTGAGACGCCGTCACCACCTGACAGGCGTCTCTCGTGAGCAGTTAACCAAACCCGGAATGCAGTGGGGTTCGCGCTAATCGTTTTCCAGTCCCACAATCCGGGTCCGCCTAGTTTGCCGTAGACGTCGCGGGCCAGGCGCCAGCCATCTCGCGCATGCTTTCCAAAGTGCGTGGCGATGAACGTCAGCCAATACGCCTCGTCGACCTCACCGCGCCGAAGCCGCAAAGCTGCGGCCCTCAAAGGGTCAAATAGGTCAGAATGTGGATCCATCCGGCGCGGGTCGTGCAGGTTGTCCCGAACCCAGTGGACAAATTCGATGCGCCGCAGGCTCTCGACGAGCTGTTCAACAAGGCAGTCGAGGTGCCCCGGCGGGTGGATGCCCGGCAGTTGCTGCACCTGCGCGTCAATCCTCTGCAATTCTGCTGAAAGACGCAGACCGCGTTGACGCTCCGCAGGCTTCACGGCGCTGCCACCAGCTTGTTGCTGCCTCCATCCATGATCCCTGGAAGGCCTTTCTGAGGTTCGTCCGAAGCTGCTGCTAGGGCCTGGGCCTTGCGACGAATGAATGAAGCGTAGGCGCCGCTATGCATTGCTTTCTGCTCCTCAACGATACCGCGACGGTTCTTTGAATTAATCAAAGCGAAAATGCGGAGAAGTCGCGCCAGGTCGACCCAGTACGGATCAACACCATCTGCCTCAAGCGGGGATAGGCGCCCCTTCCTGATCGCCTCTTCGTTTACTCGTAACCAGTCAATAGAGGGCCATGGATCACCGATCGGCATCGCGGGCATTTCGGTTCGGGATTGCCAACCCTCCGCCAGGAAATCGCGCGCCCTGCGTTCATCGTGATCATAGAGATGAAGACTACCGACGGAGTGTGTATAGGTTCCGAGCTCTAAACCTACTTCACGGGCCACGATCTCCTGCATGAACGTAAATGCGAATACGTCGTGCGGCAGACCGATGTAGGCGTCATTTGATCGCATATGAACAACCATATGCAACCTTCCTCTCCTTGGAAGGAACTGCATTGTGCAGGTACACGGTACATCTGAGGAATTTCTGAGTAGATCAAGTTTATCGTAGATTTGAATTACGGCTTGTCGGGTATCGGTTTTTCCATCCGGATCAGCCAATTTTCGTCTGATCAATTGTATGGCCGCATTCATCTGGCTTTTGTTTCCGGAACCGAAAATACGAGGTCCGTAACCACCGCTCGCAAGTCTTGCGCCTTTCTTTGCTCCCGAGAGCTTTCGATATTTCTTTATGTAATACGTGATGTGAGCGAGAGAATTGGATCCGGACAGATACCATAAAGTTTCGCCAAGGCAGCTAAACAAGACTGCGCGATTCTCTGTTCGACTGAAGCGGGCACGAGGGTTTCGGATTTTCAAAATTGCACCGATGATTTCGCGCGCCGGACCCTTTCCCGAGCTCGTGCGGGTCTTACTGCTCAAAAGACGGGTGAATGCCTGACGAAGAGCGTCATCAAGCGTGTCGGCACTGATGAACAT